AATTACAAACTCTTCGTTGGCCAAGCGGGCGGGTTGTTTACCAGCAATTGTCGCAGGTATGTCGTCTGACATCCCATCCCCCGGCCCTTTGAGCATGCGCCCACCATGAGCATAGTCAGCGTACCCGCCCAAATCAGCTAAACCGCCTTGCGCATACTGTGGATACTGAGGGCGGTAAGGAGGGTCAGGAGGTGTGGGTTCGTATGGCCTGTAAGTGCTGGAGTCAAACGTAGATTTGTACTTTTCTTTTTTATAAGGCTTGGGCTGATTAAGCATGTTGTAAAGCGACATTGCGCCTAAACCCACCTGTAGGGGGTGCTTTTCTGCGTAGGCTAGGCCTTTATCAAGCAGCCCTTGAAGTCCAGTCGCTGGTTGTGCTGGCAAGTTAGAGCTATACGCACTGGGTTCTACATACTGGCTTGTTAAGTCAAATCCCGGTCTACCCAATGTTTGGTCGATGTGCCCAGAATTGATGTTGTAGAAAGGGTCTCCTGACGTTTGGAGTTTAGAAGCGTTTGCACCTGAAGAAGTCATTCCTTGTGTGCCATCCATATCCGTAGGACGTTGGTACAAGTATTTATCCAATGCAGACTCAGCTACAGGTGTGTTAGAAACTGATGCGGATGGTGAAGCATAAGAACCTCTTCCAAGAGCCTGTCCAGTGCCCGCGCCAAAGTCAGCAGGAGGTGCGGGTGGCGCAAATTGACTAGCGTCGAAAGAAGCCGCAGGCTTTGTAACATCAAAAGGCGTAACTGCTTGAGCAGACATGTTGGGTGCGGGCGTAATCGTACTCATCACAGGGTCAACCGGAACTTGTCCAACAGGAGTGAAGCCCGGCGGGACAGGCGCTTGGGTTAGCGTTTCAATCCCTGTGGGCTGCACAGTAGCACCTACCTCTTGCGCCAAAGCCTGAATACCGCTTGTCGATGCCTGTGTGGCAGCTTGTGTACCTGCTTGGGCGGCAGCTTGTGTACCTGCTTGGGCGGCAGCTTGTGTACCTGCTTGGGCGGCAGCTTGTGTGGCAGCTTGTGCAGCGGCGGCTTCGGCTGCGGCAGCAGCAGCGGCTTCTGCGGCGGCTACTTGTGCGGCTTGAATCGCGGCGGCTTCTGCGGCGGCAATAGCAGCCGCTTCGGCTGCTGCAATCTCGGCGGCGGTTAGAGCAAACGCTGGCATAAATTACTCCTTGAATTGGGGCGACTCGAAGCCAGTCCCACGCAGATTGTGTAAGCAACAAAGCACCACGTCGTCTGTCAATGCTTTGAAAATGTGTTTCTTGCCAGCCGGAATTGTGAGCACAGCGGGGGCAGTGAATTGTCCGATATTTTCCCCGTCCTGCCAAGCCTGAATAGTGCCCCGAGAAACAAGAGTGGCATGGGGGTGTTCGTGGACGTGCTGGGATAAACCGCAACCCGCCTTCTCAATGGTGTACGACCGAATCCAGATGTCATCAACTTCATCAAACTGAACGTACTCGGTGGGGGTGCTGGTTGTGTGGGTCATGTTGAGAGTGCCGACACAAACGAAAGTGTGGCTACCACAGACTGGGTAGACGGCTTGGTTGGCGTGCCAGAAGCGTTTAAATGCTGGATGGTTACAGCGGCATCGGTTGGCGACCAGTAAATTTCTACATAGTCATTTGCATCCATTTCCAAGAAATAATTCCAGCCAATGATTGAGTGACCGGGTGTACCACCGTGGCTGTTGGGGATTGAGACAAATCCGGTTGAGCCTGTGATGTCTACGTTATTCTGTTTCAGCCAAATATATACATCATGCAGTTGCACGTCTGTGTTCTGGAACTGCGCACTGAACTGGAGGTTGTATATACCGGCGTTCACCACCGTGATCTTGGACGTAGCAATCGACACCTCATTGGCAAAATCCGTGGTGTTGAGCGTCATCAACGTGGCTGTGTTTGCCGTGGTTACCTGATCTTGGTCGCTGGAGAACGCCCCGTACGGGAAGCGAATAAACCGCCCGCCAGACTCGCCCAAGACAACACCCGTCAGGTTATCAAGTTGGTTGAAGTACAGGCGCAGAATGTTTGAGTACTGCTCGATAAACTCGGCGTTGTACTCGTTTGGAGCCGCTGGCAGTCGTGGCTGGACGACTGGGCGGTATCGGTTGATGATGGTTGCCATCAGCGTCTGCCGTCTGGTCTGATGTCAATCCGAGGCACACCCAACTGCCACTGAACACCAAGCTCGTCTGAACTTACCTTAAACGCCATCTGACGACCACGAATCCGTACATACACCTGTTGGGTGAACTCTTGGATGGCATAGGTTCTGGTGTTCTGATAGTTTTGCGTACTGACCACATCAGGGTTGTTTGAGTTGCCATACGGCGCACCTGAGTTGGCGCGGGGCAGTACCGTGAACATGGCGGTCGGCTGATTCACATTCGATCCGTCAAAGGTCAAGTCAGGGATCAATCTCCAGACAAACCCAAAGTTGTGTCCATCCCCAATGTCAAAATCAGAAGAAGTCACCTGCGCCACAATAGGCACGGACGGGTTCACTGTGCCGTCATCCACTCCGCTCTCATGGTACAGAAGCTGTGCGTTTGAGTTGCCACCTGCCACGCCGTATGTGGTTGCCATTGGGAATGAGCGAAGGGAACTGTCCAACCATGCTGTGCGGCCTTGGTTTAGATTCTGGTAGTTGTCCCAGTCGCCATAGTACCAAGTGTTTTCCAAGTGGTTGTAGATCACATAGCGGTTAACCACGGATGAGTTGGCAGAACAATACTGCCACCATACTTCACTGTAACCCTCGTTTGTTCCCGCGCAAAACTGAAACGCTTGCTCAAGGTTGATGTCGTTAAACACGTATTCACGCAGGGTAGACGGCAAGGTCTGCACCCGACCAGAGTACATGTAAAACTTGTCTGTACCCATCCAGTACGTGATGTTGTTAGCGGTTGCTATCGCATTTGGCCCAGCAATAGATATGTTGTCGCCCATGATCTGGAAACTCCAGACATACGGTGGGCCAAGGTACTGCATGGAATAAATGGCTGAATCCGTCAACACCAAAATTTCTTGTCGGGTCTGCATGGCGGTCACAATTTGTGAACCATGACTCAGCCGGTAGCTACCCGCTTGGTTTGTTACAGCCGGAATCCATGTAGCAAAACTTTCTTGGTCAGACCAACGTATCAGCAAGGGGTCTTGGACAACGCTGCCGTAGTCGTTTACACCAAACGAAAGAACAAACCTTGAGGCATCCGACACCATGACGAAGTTGGCAACCGTCGGGCATGAGGAGTCAGTGGTAATCGTCCCGGACTTTGTAACAACAGCGGTGCTTGGGCCAAGGTATTGGCCTCGGTTAAATGTGCTGGCAGATGCTGCGTTTGCCCAGTAGTACAACGCACCGCCACGGGGGTTGAAGATCAGGTCTTCGCCAAAGTTTGACTGGCTCCACAAACGAAGCTGAATGCCAATCCCTGTAGCCGCAGGAGAACCCCAGCCCGTGAATGTGGTGGACTGCGTCACTATTGCATTGTCGGCGTGGGAGGCGGCTGCGCCTGAACCCGTCCCACTCAACCCACGGGTACACCCCAAGAATTGCGTTGAACTTTTACTTGTGTAAGAGATGTTCTCTGAGTCGATCAAGATGTTTCCGGCTGCGGAAAACGCAGTTGTTGAATCAACCGTGATTGTGGTGACGGAGTTGTTTATTGAGCCGTTAAGTTGGTTTGTTGCTGTACCAAAAACGATACCGCCCCAAGTACCTGCGCCCCAGCCCACATTCAGAGAGTAAATATCTACACCCGTTGTAATCTGATATGCGGCAACTACTGATGCTCCGCCATTGCCCGAGTCCCCTGCGGCTGCATTGACTGAAGCTGTGATGGTGTATGAGTTTGAACTGACGTAGCTGGTGATCTGGAACTCTGCGTTCAAGATGGCGGCAGTGATGTTGCCACCCAAAGATACCGCGCCGCTAAACGTAACGAAGTCCCCTGCCTGCGCACCGTGGGCGATATCCGTGACTGTGATGATTGGCGACCCCGTGGTTGCGGCAAAGGTGGCTTCGCCTGCGCCAGTGGTAAAGCGCAGCGGGGTAACGTCGTACACCAAGCCGTTTGGCCCGTTCTGGATGTAGTATTTGAGGTTTGTGCCTATCGCCAACAGGTTGTAGCCCGCCAAATTAAGCCAGTTCCACATACCCCTAGCAACACCCCAAAGCGTACCCGTTGGGGGTTTTAACGCAGATACAGTTGTTCCCGTGTCGGCTGCCCACCCGCCAATCTTTTCTGGCTGACCTGAGCGGAACCGAATTTTGTTGGAGGCGTAATAACCACCCTCGTTAGAGTAGGAGGTGTTTTCTCTGTTTACACCGGGTCTGAACAGCAATTTCTGGAGTGGCATGATTAAGCTACAAGTCCGGGAACATATTGCGTTTTACCAGCGACTTTCATGGCGGTCAACTCCTGCTTCTTTAAGTTGTCTGGGTTGTAACTCACATGCACCCAACCACTGTCAGGAATGCCGGGGGTGTAAAACTCCAGAATCAACTGGGTATAGTCCAGATTATCCATGATCCACTGCGCCAACTCCGCATTTGGTACGCCGGGAATCTCTATATCGGCTGCTTGGCCCTTGCAATGGTCTGAGGTACGACTTCCGCCCACTGCTGCATTTGAGTCAGGAGAGCGATACCCAGAGTTCACCTTGACACCTTTTTGAAAGTGATCGCGGATCGGCTGGAGAACACGTTCAGCCAAGATTTTGAGGTACTCGGTCTCAACTGGCCCGGGGGTATTGTCCAAACCCATGCGCAGGGCTGTCTCGGATTTGGTCAGTTCGTGCAGGGAGAAATTGGCGGTCAGGTTCATTTCATGCTCCTCACTTGGTTGTACTGGTCGATGCAGGTGTTGAGTTGCCGGATGGCTTGGTCGCCTCGGGCGGTGAGATCGACAAGAGCTTGAGCAACTCGTCCGTCAAGCTCGGCTCTTGTTTCTGTATCTCCACTGGCAGGGGTGGATGGCTCGGACACTGACACGGGGCAGTCGGGCGCTTTGACAGGAATGAACAACTTGCGCTCGCCAGAGGCAAGATCAGTACGAAGCTTAATTTCTTTAATCCGTGCAACATCGTTGGCTTTCTTCAAGGTCTGGGCGTAGGTCTGGGCAACCTCTGCCATGCGTTGTTCTGTCTCCCGTGCCTGCTCGTTTAAACGGGCAATCTCCACCTGCTGGCGCTCATATTCATCCTGCTCCCCACTGTAATACCCAGCCCCAAAACTGCCAAGTAGGGCAAGTACGATGCCAAGCAAGACATATGGGTTGAGTAAAGTCATTCGTTGGTCTTTCCACGGACGTAGGCGGTTGCCGCCATGAACGCCACCACAATCGTACCCATTGCAGCGCAGTAGGTGGTCACCAGACCGTTTAGCGCATTGACCTTCTCCAGTGCAACCAGTTCAGATGCCAAGTAAGCAATGAGTACAGGCGGTGCAACCAAAGCTGCCCAAGCCATGATCCTCTGCTGGTCGGCCATCTTGTCCATGTTTTCGATTTGCATCATGCGCTCAGAGCGAGCTAACTCCGTGTCCGTCACCACGCCGTCGTGGTCGGTGTCAAATTCGTTGTAGGTTGAGTCTTTCTCAAGTTGCTTACTCATGTTTCTTCCTCCGGTCAAAAATGGGGTTGTCCTCAAACTCTTTTGGACTGTCCCGATTCTTTCTCTCGATTTCCCGTCTCAGTTTCTCCACCTTTTCCAACTGCTGTTTGGCATCGTTTCTTGTCTCCAGTATGTCCAGATACATGAACGCCAACAACGGCAGCATCAAAGCCACCAACAAAACTGCCACCACCCAGCCCACCATTCCCATCACAAGCTCCTCAGTTGTTTCAACCACAGGA